TTTTACCTTCTCTTTTAGCTCGGCTATGCTCACTTTTAGATCCGTTGTGTCTGTCACCTTAATACCATCTACTTTCTCTTTGAGAGCCTCTAAACGAGCTTCTATACCCTCAAATCGCGTAGTAATGTTGTTAATATTATCGGCATCTTCTGAGTTTTCTTCTTGTGCAATATAGGCCGCTTCTTCCAATACATCTAATCGGCCCATTAACTCCGCACCTGCATAGCCAAACCCAAACAGGGTAGTGACTAACGCGCCTATTGCCATTAACTGATTTACTCTACTTTCCATCCATTCCATACCATTCTCCTTGTGTTGCTAATAAGGGGTTCACTTGATTAATAAAAGTTGAATGCAATGGATTACCAGGTAGATAATTTCCTGCATATAAACTCTTACTTTCGTACCAGGTATCACCATCCGGCAACACCATATCGGTAAACTTGCTCCATCCAGGCATATACCCCATGAGAGCTACTAACCTAGTTTGATCGGTTTCAAATCCGCCTTCATTCAAAGTTTCTTGTTCTTCGGCTTGCTGATCTGCAATATAAGTCATAACCGCTTCTTCTACTTCGTCTGTTTGTGTAGTGGTTGAAACAACATCCATATCCGCTACGGCAGTTTCAATACTTTGTATTTCAACTGTTTGTACTTCCACCGTTTCTAAAGACACTACGGCAGAAGACATAGAAGCATTAGATATTGGCATAATTTGCACACCTGTATCTACACCACCTGCGGATAAGTTCGTATTTTGTGCAACTTGGCCCTGGGTAGATCCTGGGGCCGTTACACTACCACTACTAAAAGAAGAAGAATCTGCTACTCCTGTATTATTGGAACCTATATCGCTTTTACCGCTTTTGGATTGAGTAAGTGTTTCTGTAATCTTCTTAGTAGCTTTTTGCATAAAACTAGAACTCTCACCTCTAGGCTCGTTGTTTTCTTCGGCTATTAATTCTTCAATATTTTGCTCCGTAACTTCTCCAGAAATCTCTTGATGCTGCTCCATACTTTCTTCAAGATTTTCAGCAATTTGTTCTCTTTCTTCTGTAGTTTCGGATCTATCTCTATTTTCTGGTTCATTATTTTCTCCTGGTTGTTGTTCTAAATGTTCTACAAATGCTTCTATTTCTTCCTCAATCTCTTCAGTAAGATCTACGATTTCTTCTATAGGTTCTTCTATAAATATAAATTCTTCCTCTATATGGAAGGTTAATACGCTATCAATAACATCAATATACGGAGATCTATCATTATAAGTTTCAATGATGTTAAATTCTTCGTATGGTTCAAAAGCTTCTTGGGATCCGAAATAACTTAAAGTTTCCGGTATTTCAATTTCTTGCACATAACAAAAATCCGGATTCACCATGCAATCTTCTACAGGATCTAAATGCTCCACATAACCTGTAGTAGCCATTAAGTTAGGATCTTCATAAAAAGGATCTACATAACCATAATCAATGTATTCTGGTTCTTGATAACCGTAATTAATTTCTTCTATGACATAACCAGGGCAAGAGTAAGAGTATTGATTGTTGCGATTACACTCATAATCTAATAATGCCGATTCATAATAAGTGCAATTAATAGAATACAAACTATCTAATTCACATTGTTGGTTCTGGTAAGCCGAGGCATAACCGCTACAACTAGAAGAACTCAATGGATTTTCTATACATAGATCAACCGCGCCTTGCGCCATTGTTATTTTTAACTTCACCCCTTCAAAGGTGTTAGGCAATACCGTAGATCCACTATCAGAATATCTATAGTGTTGCAGATATTGAGTTGCATCATAACTAGAGCCACTATTATCGGTAGCATTACCTTGCAACCCTATCGTTAAATCGTGGGTTCTTACATCCATATCTCCGTACACATATTGAATAGAATCATCATTACCTAGTCGCACTTCAAAACTATTATCCGTTGCGTTGTTGTAATACTCCTGGATGTTTTTCCATTGCACTACAAAATTAGAATTATCAAATGTTTTATAACTAATTGAAGCATCACTATTGATGCGTATATAATCTGACCAGGCTACAAACAACGTATTATCATAACCACTAGACCAGTTACCAGAATAGGGCAATGTTTTAGACATATATTCAGCGCACGGATTACCAGATCCAAAAGTAATACATCCATTGGTTGCAACTTTTACCTGGTTAAAAGTATTACCGTAAAAATCAAAATCAAACCCAATATTAATAGCGCTTGATACTTGATCGTCTCCTAGTGCTAAATTTGTAGCGCCACTCATATCGGTTAATGAAGAAGTACCAACGGTAAAAGATGAATCATTTGCTCCATACACGGAGAAAGCAAGCAAAGGGATTAAGAGTTTAAAAAGGCCTTTAAACATTTCTTAGTGTTGATTTTTGATCGTCTGCATTTCTTTTTCTGTTTGCCCCAAATCATGTCAAAATCCGGTCGATCTTGTTTATTTTCTTTCCAGGCTTTAGTTGCTTCTTTGCCTATTTTCCCCTTGTAAGGGCATGGAGTACCGGCAAACTCTAGGGCCGTAAAAGTCTCTGGATCTGTGCATAGCATAGAGACGGCCGCTATCTTCATGCCAAAATTATGCAGCTCTCTAGCCTTTTTTATTCTTACACAATTCTCGTCTATCCTGGTTCGACCACTCGCTAGGCCGAGAGTAAGTGTTTGAATTGCCGAACTAACCGGAGTAGTGCAAAGATCTTGTGAATAAGATCCTATAACACTAGGCGCTATTGCGGATCCTACTGGTATGCCTTCTTGTTCAATTTTTTGGTTGCTATTGGATATATTTCTATTTGTGTTTTCGCTTGTGGATTGATTTTGGTTGTTTGTTGTTACGCTAGAACTCGATTCAGATTCGTTAATATTTCTATTAGTCGAGTCGTTTATATTGGTTGAACTTTGAGTAACATTGCTTGTTGAAGCTTGGGTTATATCACTTGTGGTTGCTTGTGTAACATTGCTTGTTGAAGTCTGAGTTACCGTGTTATTTGCGGTTTGGTTTACTGTAGAAATATTGGTATTTTGATTAACCGTGCCACCGCTAGCAATGTTATTATTAGTTGCAACGCTGGTCGAGCTATTATTATTTGTATTGGTTTGTGTTCCACTTGATGTCGTAGAATTTACATTGTTATTATTATTGGTCTGCGTTCCGGTAGAAGAAGTAGTTGTTGTAGTAACTAGGGTATTTTGCTCACAATACTGTCCGTTGTACAATCCCCTGTTTGATCTGCATAGGCTTCACTAGAGAAGAAAACTCCGCCAAGCGTTACAACACAAAATACCAAAAACAATCGAATTTGTGTATTTAAAGTAGACATTTGAGACTCAATACCTTTGAGCCTTCGGTAATTCTCTAACCACCTTTGTTCACAAGCCGCTTCGTGGCTATGGAACTTTTTATCTAAATCAGTAATAGTATTCATTAAAAGCGCCTATTAGTCTTTATGATTATAACCTTTAAACCATGATGGTAAACCCAAAATAGGTCTGCCATCAAATTTATTTTCTTCTGCTGTTTCTTGGCTTGCATCATTGTAATGTAAAAATACTTGACCACAATTCTCGCCAAAAAAAGGTTCTCGCCAATGTTCTAATTCACAACCACTATAAATCAACATATCACCTACCTCTAATTTAACTTCTGTACCTGTTTTTCCTTCTTCTCCAGAAGGTTCTAAAAAGATAGACCATTGATCTCCGCCTAAGTGCAATGTAGTAGAAACTTCGCAACTGTACCGATCTTTATGCCTTTTTAACTCATCCCCTTTTTTATAAATTCGAGCATAACTGTAAGTCTCATTTAGCTTTAATTTGGTTTCTTTTTCCATTAAAGGCTTTAATTTCTGGAGTAATGTTTCCATTACAATATCGCTATATTGACTATAAGTTCCTGGTATTTGTTCATCATTCCAAACACCCCAATCTGCATTAACTTGAGAAATATACTTTTCATCAAAAAACAATCTAGTAACTGCTCGTTTATTACAAAAGTATTGATAACAAAAATCAGCTAATTCTTTTGATATAGCATTTTTAATAACTTTAAACATAAGGTTGTCCTAAATTCCAACAAACTAATGAATGTCTTAAACCTTTGGTAACTGGCTTCACTCTATGCCAAACAAAAGAAGGGAATACAATAATACTGCCTTTAGGTCGTACTTCTTTACAAATTTGAGGCTGACTTCCTTTGTCTGTACATCTAAAATCAAATTCTAAATCACCGCCGTTATAATCTTTTGGATCTGATAAACTTAAAGTCATGGATAGTTTTCTTATTTTCCCATGCTGTTTAATTTCGTCTGGTTCATCATAAGGCGAAGTATCTGCATCACAATGCCAATCGTAATATTGTCCTTTCTTATATTCAGTAAACTGACAAGATTGTGAAAAATCCCATTCATGGTTCCATTCAGCTCTTTGATTTGCGTCATGTATATAAGGTTGTATTTCTTTATAAATCCATGTATCAGACATCCACACTATGTCTGATTTTCTCTTCTTCTGTATATTCTTTAATTGTTCTTTAGTCGGAGGTTCTTTTGCTATTCCTGTGCCTGTAATAGCTGTTTGTTTTTCTTGGCTTAATCCATATTCTATAATGTCATCACATATTTTTTCTGGCACTACTGATTGAAAGTACCAGTAGTACCATTGTAAATTCATAAACTATACCCAGTCATTTTCCACTAATTGTTTAAAAACTTGTTTTATACTCCAAACTCCACCAGCATTTATACTACCACCATTTTCATCAATAATAACTATTCCAGAACCTCCTGCTCCTGAAACACCACTAGGTCCAACACCGGGATGACACGCACCACCTCCTCCACTACCTTTATTGGTTGAACCTGCTTGTCCGGGACCTTGATTAGATGAGCCATCTGGGTCATATCCTCCGCCTTTACCACCACCACCGGGACCACCTACTCCACCTACACCATAAGCGTGAGCAGCTCCTCCACCACCTCCAGCATAAGTTACTGGAGAACCCGAAAGAGAAGAGGCTGTTCCGTTTCCTCCGTTTCCTCCCTTACCAGCACCACCTACTTTTTCTGGAACGGGAACATCAGAAGGAGTATTAACTCCATTAGCACCTACAGAACCAGCTCCTCCACCACCACTTCCGCTTAGACCTATTGGTCCTGCGCTAGTTCCACCAGCATAACCTTGGGATGGACTTACTGGAGGAGTATTTCCTGCTCCTCCAACCGATGGAGGATAAGCAGAGCCTCCTCCACCAGACCCACCATCAGCACCAGTACCATTTTGTCCTCCACCACCACCACCACCAGTAGAAGTTATAGTAGAAAAAACTGAATTACTACCAGAATTACCTATTGTACTTGTGCTATTTGGTAGTCCAGCACCACCAGCTCCTACTGTAATTGGATAACCTGTAGAAGCAGAAATAGGGAAACTATCGTCAGTAGAGGTACGAAAACCACCTGCTCCACCACCAGCAGAATAATGAAAACCACCACCACCACCAGCACCAGCTATTACTAAATATTTAGCAGCAGTTGATTTAGCACCAGAAGTAAATGTTCCAGATGAAGTAAAAGAAGTGATAAGTCGACTAGCAGTAACTGTATATTGTGAACCTATTAATCTACTCATAATTTATGCCCAAGTTCCTGCTTTAACATAAGTATATAAATCGTCCATATTCCAAACTCCACCAGCATTTACACTACCAGCATTTTCATCAATAATAACTATTCCAGAACCACCTGCACCACTTGCACCAGATGAGGTTGCTGGAGATTGAGCACCACCACCACCACCACCTCTGTTGGCTGTCCCAGCTCGACCAGGACCTAGATTAGATGTTCCATCTGGGTCATATCCTCCACCAGCTCCTCCACCACCTGCTCCGCCTACACCACCAATAGCTTGGCTACCTGCACCACCTCCGCCTCCGCCAGCATAAGTTACTGGAGAACCCGAAAGAGAAGAGGCTGTTCCAGCACCACCAGCACCACCTTGACCTTGACCTCCTATTTTGGCAGGAGTTGGAACGGTAGGACCTGCAGGACCTGCATCACCACCACCACCAGCAGCAGTATGACCTCCACCTCCTTGACCACCTACAGAATTTGGAGGAGTAGCTCCACCAGCACTACCCTGTGAAGGACTAACAGGAGGGGTATTTCCAGCAGCTCCTGCTCGTGGACTAGAAGGAACATTATAACTATTAGAATGTCCACCACCAGAACCACCAGTTCTGCCGAGAAACTCGTCTGCTCCTGCTCCCATCCAATTACCTCCGCCACCGCCTCCGCCAGCAGAAGTTATAGAAGAAAAAACCGAGTCACTACCAGTAGTACCTCTAGTACCTGCAGCAGCTGGTGCAGCAGCAGCTCCAGCTCCTACTGTAATTGGGTAATCTGTTGAAGCAGAAATAGGAAAGCTGTCATCTGTGGATGTACGAAAACCACCTGCTCCTCCAGCACCAGAGCCATGAATAGAACCACCAGAACCACCACCTGCTACAACTAAATACTTAGCAGTAGAAGAACCAGAAGCAGAAGTGAAAGTACCCGATGAAGTAAAGGTAGTAATAAGAGGGCCTGTTGATGGATCATTGTCTGTTCCAATTATACCGCCATTAGAAAGAGCCATATTTTTCTCCTATAAAGCAATCCAACTTAAACCGGAAGCATCCCATCTATAATTAGTTTCATCTCCTGTGTTCCTTTCATTACTAGACCAAGTAGACCCTAGCCATCTTTGATTATCTTCATCCCATATAATAAATACTGTTAAACCACCTATTTCAGATACATTAGGATAAGTAACTGGTGCGTTCCAATCGCCACTAGAATCTAATGACCATGAAGGATAAGGTTTGGGAACAATAAACATATCTAAAGCTGAATCGTATGAATATCCAATACCAGCGTATTGTTTTCTAAAATTATTATTGTAAGAAGTTTGTTTCCAAGATGTTCCGCCTGTTCCATAAGGAACAATAGTAGCTACAAAATTTTCTGCTGCTACGCTTTCATCACCGCCATGTGCATCAACATCTGTATTAGAAACTACGATTACTTGTAATACTACCTTACTGCTATTAAGTTCTGCAAAGTGAGCCATAATTAAATACCTCCTTATGCGTCATCTAATATTTCGTATGAAATAGTGCAAGTTAAATCACCTGTTGCACTTGCTCCACCTTGAATAGCATCCCCTTCTTCAAGGTATAACCCCCAATTTTTATCTACTAAAACTAATGTAGCATCTGCTGGTACTGCTATTGTAGTAGCAAATGAAATGAGAGATCCACCAGATTTAACTATACCCATAGTAACTGTTGCTGAATTTGTACCATCTATATTTGCTATAACTATAGAGTTAATTTTATAACAGTCATCTGAATCAGCTGCATTAGTTAATAGAGCTGTTGTTGTATCAGTAACTAGTGCAACTTGATGCGTTTTTGCATATATTGAGCTTACATTTACTATATTTGGAATTGTCATATTTTTCTCCTAATTTAACCAAAAACCATAGCCATAGCTATCGCCTTGCCTGTTGAGGCTTTCGTGTCCAGTTGGGTTTGTACCGCTGATGTAACTCCAGCAACGTAATTTAATTGTGCTGCGGTAGCTGTAATAGTAACATCACCAATAGATAAGGCATCTGTTTCTAATGTGCCATCAATGTCTACATCACCGCTTACATCTAATGAACCTGCATCTAGCTCGCCTGTAAGTGTAATATTGCGGAATGAAGCAGCGTCTTTATTTGAATCTACTACAACAGCTTTAGAAGCTGCTACTGTACCTGCTGTAATTCCATCAAGCATTTCTAGTTCGGCTTCAGATAATTCTGCGCCAGATCCTAACGTGATTGTTCCTGTTACTGTAAGATTATCATTAACTGTTACTTCAGAAGTTGTATGCCCTATTGAAACTGGCACACCAGTAGTTGCAGTAGCTATAGTAACACCATTTGAAGTATTAGAATTGTCTATATTAAGTGAGGTTGTAGCATCTAATGAAATAGTTGTACCATCTACGGCCAACGTTCCATCTATATCGGTATTATCTAAATTAGAAATTCCATCAACATCTATATCACCTGCTACATCAATTCCTGCGGCTCCTGCTAATACCAAATCATCAACCGAGGTGTCCCACAACATATATGCACTTGCGGTATCTCCAAATAATTTAACATCATATCCAGTATCGTCTACACCTACAGTTACCGTATTATTAAACTGAGTAGCGCCAGTTACAGTCATGGCTCCGGCAAATAAAGCGCTCTGATCTGCGCCTAAAGTAAAGGCTAAAGTTTCTGTACCGCTAGAAGCGGCAGTATAAAATTCCATACTACACCCTGCGGATCCGGTATTACCTGCCGTTAATTTTATTTTAGTGCCACTATTGTTGGCTTCTATAGATCCAAATGGTGTTCCTGCTGAGTTGATAGTTACCGTCCTATCTCCTGCTGCTGCCGTTCCAATAGTTAACGAGTCTGGTGTTCTATTGCTATTCGCAATGTCTATAGGAACTGTAATATAGGCATTATTAGCGGCATTTCTTATTTTTAATAGACTGTTAGCGGTATCTATAAACCATTCGTAGGCATAAGTTGTAGATGGCGCACTAGATCCGGAATTGTTAGAACTGATCGCCAATAGAGCTGTGTTAATATCTGCTCGTACATTCGCTCCAGAATCGTTATTAATGACATAATCGTGTTGGGCCATTTAATTCTCCTTTCTTAAAATTGACACTATAGGCGATTGCATGGTTGTCAATACCCCCTTGCTAAGTAATAAGCGGTTCTGGCTATGCCGGTTCCGCTTGCGTTAAAAAATTGCAAAGTAAATCCACCAACGGCGCTACTGGTAATAGTGTAATAATCTCCAGTTGCTAAATTTTGCGCCGTTATAAAAATATTCGGCACGGCATGAAAAGCCGTATCATAGGTTAAACTGCTTCCGCTTGTAGCTGTGGTTAAAGTTTCAGATTCATAACGGTAATACACTTCTGCTACAACTTGTAATTGAGACACATTAATTTGATGCGTAGTATCGCCGGTAGTTGCTATCATCTTAAATTTAAAACCACGACCGTAATAATTGCCTATAGTAAATTCTTGATAATTGCTCCAGGTTGCAGATCCACTCGCCGGATCATCATTAGTGACAGACACATATAATGTGGCATTAACATCATCAAAAGTAGAATTAGCATCTATAGCCTCCCAAGTGTCTATGTTGCCATCCCTTAAATCCCATACATCACCAGTTGCAAGTGTTGAAAAGGTAATGCCGCCACTTAGCGTAGCGTTTCCTGCGGCAGTTAAATCTATCGTATTAGAAAAATAATAGGTTCCTATTAAGTCTAAGCCACCAATCCCATCTATAAGTGACCAAGTATCAATGTTGCCTGTTACCGCATCCCATAAAGTGTCTGCTTCAAATTTAAGATCTCCATTTCCGCTATCAATAACTAGATTTTCTTTAGTGCCGCCAAAAGTAGTATCAGTAATCGTTGCATAATTTCGTTTCTCTAAAACATTAGGCGAAACAGTATTAATAATAGACACGGCGGCGGCCGATTTGTTTCCTGTACTGTCTACCGCTTTTATGGAGTAAGTGCCTGTTAATAACGGCATAGTAACGCTATTGGAAGAACCAGCTATTGCATTACCAATTTTAATAGATTGTTGCCAGGTAGCGCCAGATGTTGCTACTGAATGCCGCACTTCATAAGTACCTCCCACTTTTACATCCAGATCTGTAGTTGGTGTCCAAGACAGATGTGCTTCTACTCCATCCGTTCTAAGTGAAAAATTACTAACATTACTAGGCGCGGCGGATAATCCTGTTATTTCTGCGGTCGTTTCTGCAAAAGAACTTTTAACTCCGGCATCCGAAACGGCTCTCACTCTAAATTTATAAATGCCAGGTGTAATATCAAAAAATTCTCTATAAGTACCTTGAGCTGTTCCTGCTCCTTCATAAGAAGCAGCAGATGTTAATTTATATTCCACTTCGTAATTATCAATAGCTACCCCTATAGCTGTCCATTGTGGATTAATTACAGCCGTCCAAGAAAATACTGCTTTCGCTTTTATTCCAGATCCTAACGTAGAGCTAACTAGAGATTCTGTAACAGAAGTTATACCTGGCGCATTAATAGCAGGAAGGGAATTAACACCAGATACCGTAAAAGTTTTAGTTGTATAATCAGAACTATAACCGCCAGAATTTACAGCTCTAACGCTTATTCTATAAGTGCCTGGCTTTAAATTGTCTAAATAGTATTGTGTTCCGCTTGTGCTTGCTGCTCCTGCTATAGTGCTTTCATTAAGTTTTTGATATTTAATTTCGTAGCCAGAAACAAATGAACTGGTTGAAGATGTCCAGGTTATGCTAACGCGGTTGATAATTTTTGGATTGCTATAAAATAAAGTTTCAGATATTCCTATATCAGATGGAATATCAATAGTAGAAAAGGAAGGTAATAAAAATGGATTTGGAAGATAATACTTAATCATGGAGTCTGTAGAAAAAACTGTGCTATTGTATTCCGTAGCTACTATTGACACTTCATCTGAATTTTCAATGCCTATTTGCACAACTCGAAATTTTTTATTTACCCAAGATGGATCCTCTAAAGTAATGTTAATGACATCCCCCACTTCAGCTAATAACCCTTCTTGAGTTGTTTTAAAAGAACAAGTAACATTATTCCGCGAGGCGCGTAAATTTTGTAGGGCAATATATTTGGCCATAGCCATATCTGCGGTAAACGGTAACTCTATAGTTTTTTGAAGTAATAAATCATTGTCTTGGTCTTTATAAACAGAACTTTCTACATAAGCATAATCCGCTTGCCATTCTCTTCCGGGATTAAAAAATTGCGCTTGTATTCTGTTTGCTAAAAACTCCTTACCGCCTCTAGTGATTTCGTACTGACCTAAAATATTATTTGAATTAAAAGTAAGGGCAGCAGATTCCGCTTTATCTACAACAAGTCGGTATTTTCCACCTTGGAAAACAAGCATTCCTCTACATGAGGTTAATAATTGATTGATTACTTCTATACTAGATTGCCCTATTGTAACTACTCCATTGCAGGTGTATCTATCTTGCGTAATTGTACTAACGGTATCATCTATCGTAGTATTAAAGGTTACATCTTCTTCACAATAATTAGCCGCCGCAATAAAAGAAGTATCATCTATTAAACTTTCATCTATGCCTCTTCCATAGACGGTATTAGTTAGATAATCTCGAATACATAAAGCCGGATTATTACTGTAGCGATTAATGCTGGTTCCAGAAACACCATTAACAGTTTGTCTTGGATCGTCTATTTTTTTGCCATACAGATCTGCCGTTATAGTTGGTAAACCGGAGGCCCACATTTCCTGGTCGTATCTTAACCGGACATACAAATAAGCCACTCCAGAAAGAGTATGATTTTCTGTCCAATTAAATTGGCTAGTCGTGGCCCCTACATCTATTAAACCTTGAGAGGCAATTTGATCTGTTTCCCCTAAATGTGGTTCTATATATACATAATTATCGCTTGTGTCTGAACCTCTAAACCTGCTATCCATAATGGGCCAGGCTTGTATGTTGTTTAAATAAACTGCTTTAACCGCTTCTATAGGGCCTTCACCTAATACTATAATTTGGTTTAAATAACCATTATCTATTACAACATCTGTTGTACCTTGTTCAAATCCATGCGAACAAGAAATAAAAACTCTTGTTCCGCCTACCTGTCTAGCTCCATAAATGACATTAAGAGAGGCGGTATTAGAAGGGGAATTGCTTAATAATGATTGCCCCATAGATCCGAAATCTGGCCTTTTGGTCATATAACCAAGTAAAGATTTTCCGGCAACAAGCATTGTTGTACCGGCTATTGCAAAAGCTACAAGTTGCGCTACAGGGCCTTTAAACCCTATCGCAAAACCTGCTTTGCTAATGGCTCCAGTTATCCACCAAAACGCTTTGACTATTGCAGAAGCCATCTAGATCCTCAATCCATAATGAAACAAACCAAAATCCGTAATAGGGATGATCTCTGTTTGCGTATCTTCTGGAATAGATAATACTTTTGCGCCTAAACAAATATGCCCTAATTCAAAATCTTCTCCACAAACTATAAGAATATCACCAGATCTAGCTTTAAAAGAATTAATCTTAACCGCGCCTTCGTCTATACATACTTCGGAGAGCGTTCTAGGGTATTTTTTTTGAAATCCTATTGCGCCTTTTTTTGTTTTGTATTTTTTATAAGCAATTTTTAATACATCTTTGTTATAGACTTCATCTAAATACTGCAAGATTAAAGTATTGCAATCGTTCACCCCCCATTCAAAAGAAGTGCGTAATTCCTTTTCTGCATATTCAATGATTTTAACTTCATTCATTAGACTTTAAAAACGGCTCCAATATTAGGGAATAAATTAGTAGGTACACCCAACGTCCAAGTATGACCACCAACTGCATCTGTGCTTGTAGCTTTTTCTGGTAATTCAAAAATAATATATCTGCCACCACCTCTAGCTGTAGATGTCGCAAGTTGAGAAAGAGCAAAAGTTATTGTATTTGCATCCGGTACAGATACTACTGTATGAGTTCCATTTAATAGGCTCATTGGAATACCACCCACATCTTCTGTAACATTTCTTATGGAGAATTTATTACTAACTGCTAATCCATGAGCATTTTGAATCATAGTAATAGTAGCTGAACCAGAAGTAGTCGAAAAGGGGCCAGGCTTCGGTGCGTTGCCATCTAAAGTAGTAGAAGCGCCACCACCATTAAGAACTGTAGATGTTGCATTGCCTCCTGTTGTTGGTATTACATATTGGAAATTGTTTAACACATTACCTATGGTAAAAGATCCATTTAAAGAACTTGCTCCTATTCCTCCTGCTGCTACTGCTCCGGCAATGACTACGGTATCACCGGTGCTTTTGCCGTGATCCTGCTCATTAATAATGACATCACTTTCGCCGCTTGTAGTCTGTAAAGGAGGCGCGGTACTGTCTTGATCTCCTGTAATATTAACGGTAATTGTATTGCCATCATTAGCAACTATTTCTTGTGGAGTAGCTATTACTATATCTAGGTTCATGCCATTGGGTAATAACCCTTGAGCATTTCCTGTTCCTACATTGCCAATATGAACACTACGACCTGGTACTGCTGAACCATCTACATAGCGAATGACCACCTCACTAGAGCCAACTGTAGATTCAATAGCGGCTACGGCTGGTGTACCATCAACAGTAATTTCAGATCCACCGGTATTATCTTCATCCACACCTCCTACAATATAACTATAACCAAAACCAAATGTATCTTCGGTTCTAACAACTATGTCCTGCGTACCATTAGGCGCTGTACCACCGGTGTATAAATCGGCATCATCTTCAATACCTGCTACTTCAACTTGATCTCCTACTGAAAAACCATGAGCGCCATACACTACAGTTATTCGGCCTGTAGCAGCATCCACTTTTATATTTGAGCCATTAGGCGCTACAACAAATATTTCATTTTCACCTATATCTTCGTTGTTGTTAAAATCAGAATTAACCAATCCGCTTACCAACCTGGAGCCACTTTCTCTTTCGCCATAAGTAAATTTAGATCCCCAAGGTATATCTTTTATGATTTGTGATGCGTAATCAAAACCCCTATCATTCGGATAGAAAACATTTTGCGATTCTCTGTTGGTGTATCTTCCTGGTGTTTTTTGAAAGTCTATAAATTGATTTGCAACTTTGACGGTAACTACTGAGGTGCCTGTTTCATAATCCTCAGAAATAGTAGGCGCATCCATAGATCCTTGAAATATAATAACCGGATCTGCGATCAAGGCATTGTTGCTAGTCGCTAAAAAGGCTTTTCGGATAATTACTTTTCTATCAACAAAGTTTTCCGCCAACACTAAATTGATATAGGTTTTATCAATGCCGGTTAAAGACATATTAATACTGCTTACCATTAATTCTATGTTTTCTTGTATATCGCTAAACGCTAAAAAATGACCACCGGCTAAATATTCATTTGAATTGTAAGTAACAGGCATATATGAATCAGTCATATATTGCGTACCAGTTGGGGAATCAAAATATATTTCTACCAAATGAATAGGTTGATTTTCGTCTTTAACTATTTCAGTTTGAAAAGCAGAAGTAGATCCACGATTTGACATTATGGAACCTCAATCAAATCTATTTCATAACTGTAATAAGTTGTCTCATTAGTGCTAAATTGCCTAATATCACTCGCAAAGGCCACATTAAATACTACCGCGTTTTGTCCTATTGTTTCATTATTGGCAACTGCCGTTGTTAATTGCGGAGCAAAGTTAAGAGTAGCCGTGCTGTCGCTTGCGCTGGTCATATCAGCAGTTACCATATAAATTTTACTATGACCGCTAAACTTAAAATAATCTCCTGCCCTTAATATATTGCTTGTACTAGCTGTTAATCCATCTACGGCACATGAAGAAGCACCCACACTTACTGCGCCATTCACTACCGGATTTTCTGAGGTTATTCCTCTAGTTGTGCCTATAGTAGTTGGTGTCCAGGAGAAGGTTTCAAATTGACCGCGTTGTGCAACTGAAAACGCAAAAATAGGATCGAATTCTGCCCTAGTCATAACTGGAAATACCACTTTAAATAACCATCTTTGACCGCCTCTTGACCTAGCCTGTCTGCGTAGATTCAGCGCTACAGATACGGCCGTAGGCTCTATAGATTGTACCTCTATAGATGTAGGGGCAGGGGAAGTTGGAAATGTGCCGCTCATGCGCCTAACGGCCCTCTACGGCCGCGTTTTGTGAAAGCATTATCCACTATTCCTACTATAAGGGGAGCTTGTTCTGCTATGGCTTGCAAAGTGTCTTTGCTATCCCATGATTTAATATCAAAAGTCACATTAACATTAGTAGATCCGCCACCACCTAATTGATCGTTAGGAATGATATTACCGCTAGATCCTGGCACAAATAATTCCGGCCCTTGTTCTCCTACTATATATGGAGAGCCGCCACTTACCGGCCCACCTTTTGCCTTTGGTGTAAATCCTAAAAAACTCATAAAAGGGGCCACTATTTGAAGTCTAATCATTTCTTGAATAATCATTTTTAAAATAGTGTCAGCCAGATCTCTTAATCCATCTAAACCTTTGCCTATGTTCATAAATGCCTGGGTTAAACCGGATTCTAATGTTGAGGCAACTTGGGTTCCTAATAATTCAAAATTCTTAAATTTATCGCCACTATCCAACATAACTTTACTGAAGCCTTGCGCGAATCCTTTTGCTGATTGATTCATTTCAAAAAATCCTTTTGTGGCTTCTTCGGTAGTAGTGACTATTTTTTCAATGGCAGGTGTACCACTAATGATGTTATCAAAATAGTTTCTTAATTGTTCTGCCGATTTGTTGGCCGCTTGACCAAAACTTCCGGTAGCTCGTTTTAATTTATCCGTTAATAAAAGTATGTCTTGGCTTCTATCTCTGGCTAGGGGCATAGCCGAAATAAATTCTAATAATGCTATTTTTACTTCTGTAAAACTATTAAATGCAGCAACTCCAAATAATTCTATCTGATCTCCAAATAAGCCAATCGCCTCTATGCCTTGCGCTATAGATGACACTAAAGTTACGGCTATTGTTTTACCTATAGATTCTAAGCCTCCATTTGCCGATTGAGTTTCTTCGGCCCAGGTAACTATTTGTTTTATAATTGTATCAAGGCCAGGGGCCAAGGCTGCAAAAGTTTGATTAACTAATCCATTTAAAATAAATTTTAATTCACTCATGCGGTCGTTGAAACTTTGAACGGCGGCAAAAACAGGGCCACCAACAATAAAACCCATTTTTTCTGCTTTTTGAACAAACTCATCTATTGCACCAGATCCATTGGCAAAGAGTTGAAACATTTGTCCACCTGCTCTACCAAAGAAAGTAGTTAAGGCGCTTGACTTCTCTGCGTTTGTTCCCATTTTTTGAATGCCGTCTGCAACTTCATTCAATAAAGTTTCATTGTCTTTTAAGAAGCCATTACTATCTCTAAGAGTAATA